TATGTCTCATTGGATGCTTTTAGAAGAGCTGCCGGAGCCGGCTCTCCGCACCGTTCCCTTATCCCATAAAGAAAGGGTCGATTGGATATCTGATCCCCTTTTATACCGTGCCGTTGCCTTTGTGCGCAAGTATACGAGCAAGGGCATGGATCCCGAAGAGGCGCTCTCTAAAGCCGAAGAGTACTTTCATCTCTCGCGTGATGCTATTCTTGAGCACGCAGGCAAGTTAAACGATCCACTTCAGTACCATAATCTCGTACGCAAATAATCCAATAATCTTGATCTCCGCCTCGGGCGGCCCAAGGCGGCCCTTTACTTGTGATAAAATAATCTTGCGTGTATGGCGTAACATTCCTAGGCTTCCCCACAGAGTAAGCTCTGCGCAGGAATCCAAAGATGTTATTCCCCCAACTTGGCCCCCAATATTACACCGAAAAAGACCGTCCGATATTAAGTCGCATGGAGGCTTTTTATGCAGAAACGATCACCATCAATCAGTCGTTTTGGGCTGAAGCGGATACCGATACGCGATTTCATGCGGGCGATCAGACGCTCTGGTCTGACATTTATGGCAATCTGCCGGTCAACCGCCGCCGCAGCTTTAACTTTAACCGCATCCGGCGCGTTATTAACATGATCAGCGGATATCAGCGCAGGAACCGTAAATCTACGATCGTTACCCCTGTAGAGAATGCTGATGCGGAGACTGCAGATCAGTTCACCAAGATTCTTCTCTGGCTTGCAAACCAAGAGGGGATTCTCGAAACAATCTCCGAATCGTTTGAGGGCGCGCTTGTTACCGGAATGAATCTACTTCATCTTTGGATGGATTACCGCACCGATCCCGTTTCGGGAAACATCAAAGTAGATAATTGCTCGTATAATAGTTTTCTTATCGATCCGTATTTTAGAAAGCCAGACCTCTCGGATTGTAATGCAATTTGGAAAAGAACTTTCCTTACAAAACGAGAATGCGTTTCATTGCTCCCCAGCCATACTGAAGAGATTCTCGGGCTTGTGGGAAATGACAATGGAACTGGTCGTGATGGCAAATTTCAGTTTATGCCTGAGTCGTACAACTACGGCATGAAGAATCTTCTTACTTACGATGAATTCTATTATCGCGATTACCGCACCCAAAAGATGCTCGCCGATACCCAAACAGGCGAGACAATGGAATGGCGTTCAGATAATGAT